GTTGGAGGTAGAGGGTCAAATGGTTCTCTTCATGGTCTTACTAAATTTCACATGGATGAAGCTCCTGTAAACGAGTTTTTTCTTGAGTATATAGCAAGACCTCAAACAGCAGAGATATTCTTTGAGGAGGTATTAATGGCTTGCGTATTTTATGGTATGCCAATTTTAATTGAGAACAATAAACCTCGATTGCTTTATCATTTTAAAAATAGAGGATATAGACATTATTGTCTAAATAGACCTGACAAACAATATAATAAATTATCTCCAACTGAACGAGAACTAGGAGGTATTCCAAACTCATCTGAAGATGTGAAGCAATCTCATGCTTCTGCAATCGAGTCTTACATAGAGAGATATGTTGGATTTGATTTAGCAGGTGCTTATAGAGAGTCTGATGAAATGGGAACTATGCCATTCATAAGAACATTAGAGGATTGGGCAAAGTTTGACATAAACGACAGAACAAAATTTGATGCTTCTATTAGTTCAGGATTGGCTATTATGGCTAATCAAAAGCATTTATATTTGCCCGAGAAAAAAGATTCAAAAATTATTGTTAACTTCGCAAGGTATTCGAATGAAGGAACAACAAGTCAAATAATTACATGAAAAACGTAGTAATAGATATAACATCGTCAGCCTTTCCGAGTCAGTTAGCTACTGATGCGGTTAAAGCTTCTCAACAATTTGGGTTACAAGTAGGTCAAGCTATTCAATATGAGTGGTTTAGGAAAGATGGAAGTAATTGTAGATATTATGGTCAATGGAAAGAGTTCCATAGATTAAGACTTTATGCAAGAGGCGAGCAGTCTGTTGCTAAATATAAGAATGAATTAGCTATTGATGGAGATTTGTCATATCTAAATTTAGATTGGACACCTGTTCCTGTGATACCAAAGTTTGTTGATATTATCGTAAATGGTATGTCAAATAGACTTTTTAAAGTTAAAGCATATTCTCAAGATGCAATGTCTCAAGCAAAAAGAAACAAGCATCAAGAGTTGGTAGAATCTCAAATGGTTAGTAAAGAAGCTTTAACTAAAATACAAGACTTGTCGGGTGCAAATCCATTTATAATGGACCCTAATAAGCTACCTAATAGTGATGAGGAATTGTCATTATACATGCAATTAAACTATAAGCCTGCTATTGAGATTGCCGAAGAAGAGGCTATCAATACTATGTTTGATGAAAACCATTACGATGAAGTTCGTAAAAGACTTGATTATGATGCTACAGTTCTTGGTATATCTATTGCTAAACACGAATTTCTTCAAGGAGCAGGAATTAAAATATCTTATGTTGACCCTGCGAATGTGGTTTATAGTTATACTGAAGATCCTTATTTCAGAGATTGTTTTTATTGGGGAGAGATTAAAACTTTACCGATAACAGAGTTGATGAAGATAGACCAAGGTTTGACTAAAGAGCAGTTGCAAGAAATAACTCAGTACAGTCAAGGTTGGTATGATTATTATAATGTTGCTCAATTTTATGAGAACAGTGTATTTTCAAGAGACACGTGTACGTTAATGTATTTCAATTATAAAACCACAAAGAAAGTAGTTTATAAAAAGAAAATGCTTGACAATGGTGGGTCTAGGCTTATCGAGAAAGATGATAGTTTTAATCCTCCAACAGAGATGATGGAAGAAGGGAACTTTGAGAAAATACAAAAGACTATTGACGTTTGGTATGAAGGTATTATGGTTATGGGAACCAATATATTATTGCAGTGGAAACTTTCTGAGAATATGGTAAGACCTAAATCAGCTACTCAACACGCTTTACCTAACTATGTAGCTTCAGCTCCTCGTATGTACAAAGGTGCTATTGAGTCTACAGTAAGAAGAATGATACCATTTGCTGACCTTATTCAAATTACTCACTTAAAACTTCAACAGGTAATTAATAGAGTTGTACCTGATGGTGTATTCATTGATGCTGATGGATTAAACGAAGTTGATTTAGGTACAGGTGCTGCTTATAATCCTGAGGATGCTTTGAGGCTATACTTCCAAACAGGTAGTGTTATTGGTAGAAGCTATACTCAAGATGGGGAGTTTAACAATGCAAGAGTTCCAATTACCCAATTAACATCGAACTCAGGATTGAGTAAGACTCAAATGCTTATAGGTAACTATAATCATTATATGGATATGATTAGAACGGTAACAGGATTGAATGAAGCGAGAGATGGTTCTACACCTGATCCTCACTCGTTAGTAGGGTTACAAAAACTTGCTGCTTTAAATTCAAATACTGCTACTCGTCATATTCTTGATGGTGGTTTATTTATATACCGTTCATTAGCAGAAGCATTGACATATAGGATTGCAGACATCTTAGAGTATTCTGATTTTAAAGATGAGTTTATAAATAAAATAGGAAGATACAATGTTTCTATCCTAAGTGAAATATCAGACCTTTATATTTATGACTTTGGTATATTTATAGAGATAGCTCCTGATGAAGAACAAAAAGCACAACTTGAAGCAAATATCCAAATGGCTTTATCTAAAGGAGATATTAATCTTGAAGATGCCATTGACATTCGTGAACTTAAGAATCTTAAACTTGCTAATCAATTATTAAAAATGAAGCGAGTTAAGAAACAAGAGCGTGAAGATCAAATTGAAATGCAAAAACAAGCCATGATTACACAACAGAATATTCAATCTCAACAAATGGCAGCTCAAACAGCAATGCAAAAAATGCAGGCTGAATTAGAGATGAAGATGAGATTGAAGCAAATGGAGACTGAGTATAACATTAAGACAATGCAGGTTGAGGCTGAATTGAAATCACACTTAATGGCAGAGGAGTTTCAATATAGTCAACAACTAAATGGCATACAAATAGAAACTTTAAACAAAAGAGAGAAAGAGCGTGAAGATGCTAAATCTAAAAGGATTAGCCAACAAAATACAGAGCAATCTAAACTTATAGATCAACGTAAGAACAACCTTCCTCCTTTGAGTTTTGAGTCAAACGAAGATAGCTTAGATGGCTTTGATTTAGCAGAATTTGAGCCTAGATAAAAGATAAACAAAAATGTTTATATTTGTAAAAATTAAATCAAATCAAAATGGAATTAAAAGTTAGATTATTAGATGGTACAGAAGAAAAAGGAGTTGCACAAGTAGAACAAGAGTTACTTGATAAACATGAGCAACAATTTGAAGAACCTGTACAAGATATTGTACAGAATGACGTACAATCACAGGATGATATACAAGATATTGTACAACAACCTGAATTAGATGAACAACAAGTTCTTTCATATATTGAAAAAAGATACAATAAGCAGATAAACTCTCTTGATGAGTTAACGGCTCAAAGACAAGAGACTGAGGCTTTGCCTGAAGATGTTGCTGCTTATATGAAATATAAAAAGGAAACAGGAAGAGGTTTTGAGGATTTCTTAAGTCTTAAAAAAGACTATGATTCGATGGACCCTGAGAGTTTACTTAAAAATTATTTATCAGTAACTCAAGAAGGACTTGATGCTGATGATATTGACTCTTTAATGGATGACTATCGATATGATGAAGATATTGATGATGAATCACATATTAAAAGAGTTAAGATTACAACAAAAAAGGCTATTGCTGAGGCAAGAAAATTTTTTAACACTCAAAAAGAAAAATACAAAGTGCCACTTGAGTCAAGTGCCCCACTTGTTTCTGATGAGGAAAAAGAAGTTTACGAAAGCTATAAGCAATATACCAAGCAAGCGAAGACTATTGAAGAAGAGAATGAAAGAAAGAGAGGTTGGTTTAATCAAAAAACTGACGAAGTTTTTAGCGGAGAGTTCAAAGGTTTTGAGTTCAATGTTGATGACAAAAAAATCACTTTCAATCCGGGAGACGCTGCTGAACTTAAGAAAGTCCAATCTAATCCTGCAAACTTTATTAATAAGTTTTTGGATGAACAAGGGTTAATTAAAGATGCAGTCGGTTATCATAAGTCATTAGCAATTGCTATGAATCCTGAGAAGTTTGCTAAGTTCTTTTATGAGCAAGGCAAATCAGATGCAACTGAGGGAACAATGAAAGGCATTAAGAATATAAACATGTCTGAACGTAAAGCTCCTGAGGTTATCAAAACGATGGATGGAATGCAGGTAAAAGCGGTAAATCCTGATTCGGGTAAAAGCCTAAAAATCCGTAGTATAAAAAGAGTATAAAATTTAAAAAAAGTAAAAAATGGCAAGTGCATTATTAAGTACGCCTACTTTTGCATTACAACCGGCAGCGGAGCAAGTAGCGTTATCGACAAACTATATTACTAACTTCAACTTTTTGAATCAGTATCTTCCTGATACTTACGAAAAAGAATTTGAGCGTTATGGTAATAGAACCATCGCATCATTCTTAAGAATGGTAGGTGCAGAGATGCCTTCTAACTCTGACCAAATCAAATGGGCAGAACAAGGTCGTCTTCACATTAAGTACACTAACTGTACTTCAAATGCAGCAATTAACACAGGTACAGCTACTTTCACAGTTGCTGATGCAGGTGTTACTTACGTTGCTATCAGAATTGGACAAACTGTAATGATTCAGAATAACACTTCAGGTGTTTTCAACAAAGCAATCGTTACTGCTGTTCCTACAGCAACTACTTTCACAGTAGCTTACTATGAGGCAACAGGACT